GCGATGGAGCAGGAGAACGCGAGGTATGAGGCTCAGCTGGAAGCGCTGAATGAGTATCGCCAGGCGCGTGCGGATCTCGAGGGCGAATGGGATGCTCAGGAAGAGCAGATGCGGGCCGAACACCAAAAGCGCCTTCAGGCCTTGGACGATTCCCGCTGGCAGGTCACGCTGACTGCTGCGCAGCAAGGTCTTGGCGGCGTGACAGACATCATGCGAAACAGCTTCGGCGAGCAGTCTGCGCTGTACAAGGTCGCCTTCGTGGCGCAGAAGGCGGCCGCGATCGCGCAGGCAACCTTGGCGATCCAGGCAGGCATGGCCGAGGCGGCGAAGAATCCGTGGCCAGCCAATCTGGCCGCGATCGCATCCGTCGCTGCGGCGACGGCCGGGATCATCTCCAGCATCTCCGCGGTCGGCATGGCGCACGACGGCATCGACAGCGTTCCCGAGACGGGCACCTGGTTGCTGCAGAAGGGCGAGCGGGTCACTACCGCGGCCACCAGCGCGAAGCTGGATGCCACCCTGGAGCGGGTGGCTCGCGACACCAGCACCGTCGGCGGTGCTGGCGATAACAACGAGTTCAACTTCAACGTCAACGGCTCGATCAGTGAGCGGGAGCGACTGATGCTGGAGCAGACCGTCACCCGGGCGGTGACCTTGGCGCGGAAGGACCGCGTTGCAGATACCACCTCGGGCACCGGCCCGCAGTCTCGTGCGATGCGCTCGAACTGGAACGTCAGAAGGAAGGTCGGGTAATGGCGCTGATCATGCAACCGCAGTGGCTGCCCGAGCCGCTGCGCGACGGGTATGGGTTGCGCCACGTCTCGCCGCTGAAGCGGTCCACGTTCGTCAGTGGACGCTCCATGCCGCGGCGCGCGTACACGGCCACGCCCACGCAGGTGGAAGTCCGGTGGCTTTTGGACGACAAGAAGGCAGCCCTGTTCGAGAAGTGGTTCCAGGAGGGACTGAGCGACGGCGGCGCCTGGTTCGCCTGCCATCTCCGTACCCCGCTGGGCATGGACTACTACAAGAGCCGCTTCACCGAGATATATGACGGGCCCGCGCTGACCAGCAGCAACCGCTGGCTGATCACCGCGCCGCTTGAAATCTACCTGCGGCCGCTGCTGGCAGACGGCTGGTCTGAGTATCCCGAAGGATTCCTGCAGGCCAACGTCATCGACGTGGCTGCAAACAGGGAGTGGCCCAGGCCATGAGCATTCTTGAACGGCTCTATGCCTCGGGTGGCACTGAGGTGGAACACGAAACCCTGGCGATCACTGTCGGCAACAAGACCCACTACCTCACCAAGGGCTGGGAAGACATCACCGCGATGCTGGAGACAGGGCAGACGGTGACCTTCAAGGCCTGCGGCATGGATGTGGCCAAGCCCTCCCGCAACGCCGATGGGGTCCAAGACCTCCGCTTTGCGCTGACCAACATCGACGGGGTGGTGAGCACCGAGATCCGCGCGGCGCTGGCGGCCCGGCTGAAGATGACCGTCACCCTGCGGGTTTACCTGAGCAATGACCTGCTGGCGCCCATCAAGAGGCCGCTGTCGATGGTGATCAAGGGCGGCCAGTGGACCGCGACCGAAGTGCAAGTGACCGCTGGCTTCATGAACATCCTCGACACGGCCTGGCCGCGCGACCGCTTCAACCTCACCAAGCACCCAGGGCTGCGCTACATCACATGAAGATCGATCTGGAAAAATACCTGGACGTGGTCTGGGTCAGCGGCGGGCGGCAGTTCCCTGAGCTGGATTGCTACGGGGTGGTCAACGAGGTCCGCCGTGACCTTGGCCTTCCGCCTTGGGACGAGTATCCAGGCGCGACGCGCGATGACCTCGCAGAGCTGGCGCAGGCGGCCACCCTTCAGCACGCCGGCAGCGACCTCGTGGAGGGAGCCGTGGCATTTTGCTACGAGGGCAGCGTGGTCACTCACGTGGCGGTGCTGGTGGAGGCTGACGGCCGCATGTGCACGCTGGAGTGCAATGAGGACCGGAACGTGACTGTGCTGCCCGTGTCCCGTTTCGAACGTCGGTTCAATCGGGTGGAGTACTACGCGTGATCCAGATCTTCCCCTCGCGCATGCCAGGCGAAGCACTGGAAACGCATCGTCATGGCCGTACGACGATTGACGGCTGGCTGCGGACCAACGTGCCGAGCTATCCCGGCGAGGGGCCGCACCCGATCGAGGTCGAGGTAAGCGGCGCACAGGTGCCGCCGGATGCTTGGGCTGAAACGTGGATAGACGCCGAGCCCGACGTTCGCAACTACCCGCTCCCTTACCTCGAGGGTGCTGCTGCTGTGGTCTATTGGGTAGTGGTGGCTGTCATGGCCGCCTACGCGATCTACATGGCCGCCAATATGCCCTCCGGAAGCCGCTACGGGCAGGGCGATACGCAGAGCCTGGATACCGCCCGGGCAAACTCGGCGCGGCTTGGCAGCCCCGTGCGGGAGGTTCTGGGGCGATGCCGGGTCTGGGCGGATTACCTGGTGCAGCCCGTCTCGCGATTTGTGGGCGGCAAAACGTATCGGACGCAGATGTTCGTGTGCGTCGGAAAGGGCCGGCACGTGATTCCGCTCGGGTCCGCGCGGCTGGGGAGCACGCCGCTGACGTCCTTCGGCAGTGATGTAGAGATGACCATCTATCCGCCCGGCGCCGACGTGGGCGGGGACGTGCGCTCGGAAAACTGGGTGAATTCGACCGAGGTGGGCGCAACCGCCTCGGGCACGGCCGGCCTGGACCTGAGCGACACGGCGGACGTGGCCACCAGCATCAACGCGGATTCGGTGACGGTGTCTGGCAACGTGCTGACGCTGAACAACGCGACGATCACCGATGCGAACGGGAAAGAGCGACCGGCCACCTCGGTGCCAGGCGGGTGGACCGTCGGCGCCGCGCTGACGCTCAAGGTGGCAGCTGCCTTCACCGCCACTACCCGCGGCCTCTACTCGATCATCGCCGGTAGCGCGGTGGCCGAGCTGGCGCCATACGTGGGCATGCCTGTGCTGCGCACCTACAGCGGCGCCGACTACGGGGTGTTTGTCGCGAGCTCCGCGCCAGGCACGCCCGCAGTCCCCGGGTCCGGCGGCAGCCCTGCGCGGGTCACGGGCTCGGCCGCCGCCACCGGCTTTGACTTCAGCGGCACGCCGGTTACGGTCGGCATCGGCTGGCGCGGCACCAATTACAGCGTCGCGCTGGTGGCCAACTACATCACTCTGGGCGTGCTGCTCACCGCGATCAACGATCAGCTCGTGGACAGCGGCCTGGTGGCGACACAGTCGGGCGGGGTGGTGACCATCGCCGAGGCGGCCAGCCCGTTCGCCGGCGGCAGCATCAGCTTCAGCGGCCTGCCGGCGGCAGTGTTCGGCACCAGCCCGGCCGCGACGGCGGGCGTGGCCACAACCGGTGGCACGCCGGCTACGTTGCCGCGCGTCACGCTGGCGTATGACGGACCGGGCGGCACTGCCTTCGGCGGTCTGCCGCCCGGCAGCGTTTCGCTGGCCATGTCGCGCGGCCAGAGCGAATACCGCATTGCAGCCGTCTCCGGGCTGACGCTGGTGGTGCAGCGACTGACCGAGGGCGGCGTGGTCGACAACAGCTGGCCTGGCTGGTCCGGGCGCACCGCAACCGACTACCGCGCAACGGGGCTGCAGGAGGGCGAGGAATGGCTCGGCCCGTTCCTGGTGTGCCCCAACGGGGAGTCCACCGATGCCTTCGAATACGACTTCAACTTCCCGGGCGGACTGATCTGGTACACCGACAAAGGCAACAAGCGCACCTTCACCGTGACGGTGCGGGTCGCTTGGCGGGTGTACGGGTCCGGCAATGCCTGGTCGGTGCGCACTCACAGCTACACCGCGACATCACCCGATGCCCTCGGCTTCACCGAGCGCATCACGTTGGGCACGCCGGGGCAGGTCGAAGTGCGCGTGCGCCGGGTGACCGAGCGCGGTGGGAACTCGGCGCGCGATGCCTGCTTCTGGCAGGGCCTGCGCGCGCGCCTGCCGCAGCGCCCGACGCGCTACGACGACCTGACGACGATCGGCCTGACGGTGACCACCGGCACCAAGCGGGCGGCGCAGACTGACCGCCGCTTCAACGTCGAAGCGACCCGCCTGTATGACAACGGCACCGCCCGCAGCATCAGCGGGGCGATGACCCACGTGATGCGCTCGCTTGGTCTGCCGGCCGACCAGATAGACACCGATACAC